CCAGTCGGCAAGTCATATGCCCTAGTGCCGCATGATCTGCTATTCAAGGCACAGGCGGAGCAGCTTGCCGGTTCAGACCTGCCGCTTGATAATGTTGAAGTATGCGACAGGATATACGAAGAGGGGGCGCGGGTTCACCGCACAATCTACTTCCATGATCTGCAGGACATGACCACGACGCGAGACGGTAAACAGGACGCCGTCCGGTGCCGGATGGACATATTTAACAGCGTTGATATGTCATGGGCTTTACAGATATTCAGCGGGGCATATCGCGACCTGTGCCGCAATACGCTCGTTTTTGGTGGTGAGAAAGCCTATCACCAGCGGAAGGTTCACAAGGGGTCTGTGTCGCCTGAAGCCATGATCGGCAAGGCAACGATGGGGCTTTCTATGTGGCAAAACCAGAAGGAACAAATGCGCTTGTGGCGGTCTGCACCTCTGACTGAAAAGCAGTTTGCTGACATCCTGAAGGAAACGCTCTGTAAGAAGAACACGGCAGCAGCGCGAACTGATGAACGTCTGGCTATCAATGAAAGCCGTCTGAACTGGATGCTGGAACGCTTCAAGGAAGAAAAGCAGGAACTGGGCTTAACGCTCTGGGCCGGTTACAATGCCCTTACGCACTGGGCCACGCACTTGCCAGACGCAAACAACAATGGCCGCAACGAGCGCAAACGATACCAGCGTAACGAGCAAGTCCGACAGATAGTGGACGGGCCATCATGGCGGTATCTGGAAGGATTGGCAGCCTAGTGCATGATGTAATAGCGACCGTGTTCCGGCTTTGCTGGATCATTCTTCTAGTAATTATAATTGCTAGCGTTCTATAGAAAGGAACAAAAACGATGAATAAACTACCAGAAAACCTTATTAACGATCTGAAGAAACTCGCTGACAACTTCGAACAGCACATAAGGCAGGACGAGCGGGACCGCATCGTCAGTCAAATGCGGGGGCAGGCTTTTGCTTCTCAAGTTGTCCAGCCGCTGCGCGAATCCGACCAGCAGCCGGACCAGCAGCCGGAATATAACAAGCTTGTATCTAAGGCCCGCAATGCTGGGCTGGGCGAAACACACCGCACTATGCTCTCTTTTTTACGCGAGGGATTTATTGCGGTTCCGACACTGGCCGGACACTGCCGAATCAGAAAGGAATCGGTATATACCTATCTGGGTCAGCTTGAACAGGCCGGTTATAAGCTTGAAAAGAGAAGCACAGGAAACAGGCGGGGCGGTTACCGTTTGATCTATCGACTTGCAAAGGCTGCATAGTCTGTGCTTATAATCGGGGGCGGGCTGTTGTGGCCCGCCTCAAACGTCTAGGAACAAGGAACTTGAAACAATGCAAAGCTCTATTAAAACCGAACTCACCACTTCCGAAGCCCGCGATGTTTTCGCTATCACTGAAAAGGAACTAAATGTTTTGCGCTGCCATCTAGATGCCATCAACAACCAGATCAGGGGGCTTGAAGCCTTTATGGATTCAATGGGCTTCACCAGCTACATCGGCAGCAACTCGCCGCGTTCTATCGCGAATGGCGAATTTACGGTGAAGAAAGAAGATTAACCAGTTACCCTGCGTCGGGGGCTAATACGGCGCTTCCTCCCTCAACTCCCCCGTCCATAGTGGCGGGGGTTTTTTTGTGGGCATCACCCGCAATATGGCCTTGCGGTTTGATCTGGCGGGATAAATCGGCGGTGTACCTGTTCGGGATATGCTGCGCTATTTCACACCGAAAGACAGACCGGTAGGTAATCAATATGGAAAATGTTAGTCAGGGTTTGAGAAAGCACACGCGCCCGCACCTCTACGCGGCGGGGTTTTCCGGCGGTTCCCGGCCTCAACGAATATTGCTAGGGGATTCCACCCTTGCCGAGAGTTTTCGGCACTACCGGTTGCTAGGGCCACCCGGGGGGTACCAGTACCTGTATGCAATCTCGACATGGATTTGTGGATTTAGGGTTATCCATATGGATATGTGGGCATTACCCACTGTGCTGCCCCGGCGGGACTGTCAGCATGACCCCCTATGTACGGATATGGTATATATCCCGGCGGGTCTTAGACCCAGTCTACATACGGGTACCCGTTTTGTCAAGCAAAATCCACAAAACACCCCTGCGAAATAATTTTTTTATTGACAATCAGGGTTATCGACCCTAATATGATACCGTGGGCTGTTTCACGTACGGTATATTCCCACACATCTGTGAAATGTTTCATATAACCACGGTGAATAAGGCTAGATGGAACGCCCACTCCTTCCCATTAAGTTGCAAAACAATGAATCTGCTCCCACAACAGAAAAAAGAGCGGGAATTGACCCCGCAGCAGGACCAATTTCTTGAATTACTGTTTGAAAACGGCGGAAATGTAACCGCTGCGGCAGTAGATGCAGGTTATTCGCGAGGTTCTGCCCAGTGGCTCAAGCAAACACTGGCAGATGAGATCATTGATCGCACAAAAACTATACTTTCGGTAAATGCCATAAAGGCTGCGAACCGTGTAGTCTCCACAATCGACAATCCCGCCCCCGAACGAGGCGACGAACTAAGGCTACGGGCCGCAGAATCGTTGCTTAACCGCGTAGGAGTTGCGAAACAGGAGACAATGAACCACAACGTAACGGCTGTACACGGTGTTGTCCTGCTGCCACCAAAGAATGAGGTTGTAATCGATGGCTAAAACGCAACTACAGGCTACTGGAGAGCGTATCACAGGGAATATGAAACTCCGCAAGGAGTATGGTGTTCTCGACTTTGAAGGTAATCTTATTCCCTTTGATGAAGCACGTAATAAAGTGCAGCGTGAAGCGTCTAAGCGTGGCATGGATGAAGTCGAAGGTATGAAGTTTATGCGTGAGACCATGACTAAGCTGGGCTACGGCTCTTTCTATAAGGCGCACGGTGGTAGTTGCAAGGGACGCATGGCGCAAGGAAGCGCAGAAAAGAATGGATAACCAGCCTTCGTGGCTCAAGCGGGCTATGAACCCCAACACTCCGATTACGGATGGGAACGAAACAGTACGCACTATCGACTTTGAGATAGATGGTGTGCTGTATATCGCACCTACTCTGCGTATGGGTAAGGACGGTTTGAAGCGTTTCACTCGTAAAGAAGCAGAGGATGAGGCCATTCGTCGTGGAGATGCTATGCGCGTCCCAGATGGTATGACAGGCACAGAGTTTTCTAACTTCGTCAGCGACACAATAAATGATGCAAGGAAGCACCGTGGAAGACAAGCAGGATCAAGCGCCGAAAAAGCGCGGTAGACCTAAAAAAGACCCGAATGCGCCAAAGGCATCATACAACCTTTCTACGCGGGAACGTGCGAGACGCGCAGCGACGAAACGTGTCAACGCTGCCAAAAGACGTGCAGACAAAACAACAAAGGCCGCAGAGGACAAACGACGGTATGCGCGAAAGCTTGAAAAAACCACTACAAAAGTTGAAAAAGCTTTGGTTGGCGATGAGTCCGCCACAATCGATCTTGGGGATTTGGATGGTCTACCAAGCGCAGTCAGCGATCTTGTCGGAGAAAGCGAAGTTGTTTTTCAGCCGAATGACGGCCCCCAGATGGACTTTCTTAGCGCGAGTGAAAGAGATGTTCTCTACGGTGGCGCTGCCGGGGGAGGTAAATCTTTCGCTCTCTTGGCCGATCCTTTGCGCTTCTGTCATAACCCTAATCATCGTGGGCTTCTTCTTAGGCGTACTCTCGACGAACTGACCGAACTAATTGACAAGTCCCGTCAACTATACCCTAAAGCCTTTCCCGGTGCAAAGTTTCGTGAATCTAAAACAACATGGGTGTTCCCGTCCGGTGCAACGATCTGGTTCACCTATCTCGACAGAGATAAAGATGTAACCCGCTTTCAGGGCCAAGCATTCAACTGGATTGGTATTGATGAGATTACGCAGTATCCCACACCTTATGTCTGGGATTACTTGCGTTCTCGCCTTCGTGCTACTGATCCTGAACTCCAGCAACACTTGTACATGCGCTGCACAGCCAACCCCGGAGGAGTGGGTGGTTGGTGGGTCAAGAAGACCTACATCGATGGCTTGGAATCAAACAAGCCTTTTGTTGCGTTTGACATAGAGACTAAACATCCCTTTGTGTGGCCTGCTGGTCACGAGAAGGCAGGGGAGCCGTTGTTCTACCGCAAGTTTGTTCCAGCACGGCTCACCGACAACCCCTATCTGATGGCAGACGGCCAGTACGAGGCTATGCTCAGATCGCTCCCAGAAGTCGAACGGAAGAGACTTCTTGAAGGGGATTGGGATGTGGCGGAGGGAGCGGCCTTCCCCGAATTTTCAAGAGTGCGTCATGTTGTCGAACCTTATGATCTTCCAACCAACTGGCCCCGTATACGAGCGGCGGACTACGGGTATGCGAGTCCTTCGTGCGTTCTGTGGGGGGCTATTGACTGGGATAATAATATCTGGGTTTATCGCGAACTATATGCTAAACACTTGACAGCAGAGCAATTAGCTGATAAAATAATGGAAGCAGAGCAGCTAGACCCATTACCGCACTACACGGTTCTGGATTCTTCCTGTTGGAACAAGACAGGATTCGGCCCTTCTATTGCTGAAACTATGATGAGACAAGGAGTCAGGTGGACACCATCTGATCGTAATCGCGTACAGGGCAAGATGGAAATACACCGTCGTCTTGCCGATGATCCCTACACAGAAGAACCTCGCATACGCATTTTCTCGACTTGCCAGAATATAATTAAGCAACTTGCTGGTATACCGCTCTCCAAGTCCAACAGCGAAGACGTAGATACGAAGTCTGAAGATCATGCCTACGATGCTCTGCGGTACATGCTGATGACACGCATGAGCGGGTACACATCAATCCACAAGCAACTTGGTGCAATCAAGAGTCAGGTGTTCCAAGTACAAGATGAAACCTTTGGTTACTAATGGCACAGTTTAACGAAG